ACATCGCCACAATTTCAACCAACTCTTTCACGATCACTGTGCCCAGCGGCACCGCGACCGACGCCACGACCAGCGGCCGCACTATCCGCCGCGTGAAGGCGCCACTCTATTGGGACGGCGTTGCAACCGCTTTCGTCCGCAGCCCCGCAGGCGTGCCGACCGCTGGCCCGACCTTCAAGACCATGCGTTCGACACCTTGGGGCACCTACGTCAACAACCGGCTCGTCCTGCCGGATGGCAAGAACAACGTGCTCATCTCGGACATCCTCGACGCCAACACCTACGATCCCTACTGGCAGTCCTTCCGCGCCGGTGCGGGCAGCAATGACTTCGTTGTCGCGGTGCATCCTTGGGTTGAGAACAGCTTCCTCGTCTTTTGTAGAAAGTCCATCTGGTTGGCCGAGGTCAACCAGTTCGCCAGCGTGGACGGCGCATCTACGGCCATCGACACCGCTCTCAGTAAGCTCACGCTCCTCACCGATGAGGTCGGCTGCGCGGCCCGCAGGTCCATCGCCACGGCGGGGCAGTTTGTCTATTTCCTCTCGGACTCCGGCGTCTACCGTCTCGACAGCCGCCTTGACCTCAAGTTGCGCGGCGACACCAAGCCTCTCTCGGACCCCATTGCGAACCAGCTCGATGATCTCAACGCCACGCTGCTCAAGAACTCGGTCGGGCTTTGGTATTCCAACCGCTACTACCTCGCCGTCCCGCTGGCCGGTGCCGACAACAACAATGGCGTGTTTTTATACAATGCGCTGAACGACCAGTGGGAAACCCGCGACATTTATGGTTTCGGCGTGGATGACTTCGTAGTGGCAACCCGCGCCAACGAGCGCCGCCTGTTCGTCAGCAACAAAGCCGGTCGCCTCATGCTCCTCGACGAGATCGAGGAAGGCGACCAGTCGCCGGATGTGCAGGCCGATGTCATCACGCCGGTCCCCGGCCGCATCGTCACCCGGCGCTATGGCATGGGCAGCATGACAACGAAACGCTTCGTCCGCTCGCTCGCCGATGTCGTCTTGCCTAACACCGGATCGGTCACGGTCAAGGCCATCACGATCAACCCCGACGCCACAATCACGCTGGTGCCCGGGCAGACGAACACGTCCGGCTTGGCCGAAGACTACACGCTCAAGCAGCCGATCCGCGCCAAGGCACACTACGCCGAACTCGAATTTCTAACCACGGCCAACCGGCCGGAGATCCGCAACGTCAGCATTGAGGCCGCCAGCCCGAGCCTGCCGCCGACTGAGACAAGGAATGCAGCTTAACAACTAAGGAACAAAATCATGGCAACAGTAACAGCAGGATACAACTGGGTGAGCGGCGAGACCGTGACACCGGCGAAACTTAACTCGGCGGCGGCGCCGACTGTGGTTGTAGCGAACGACGAAATTACCACGGCGAAGATTTTAGACGGCAACGTGACTACCGCAAAGATTGCGGATTCAAACGTAACCGCCGTCAAGCTCGCCAGCAATGCCGTGGAGACAGCGAAGATAGCCGACGACGCCGTCACCAACGACAAGCTATCCCTCGCCGCTAACGCAGGTGAAATCAAAAAGGCGCTCAATGCCGACAACTCGCCGCCGATCTTTGCGTGCAGGGCTTGGGTCAATTTTGACGGGACGCGCAACGAGGCAGACAATGGAGCATCTACCAACGGAGCTAACGTCAAAATCCGCGCCAGCGGAAACGTCTCCAGCGTGCTTAAAAACGGAACTGGCGACTACACCATCAACTTCACCGCGGCGATGCCAGACGCTAACTATGCTGATGCAATCGGCGGTAGGAGAAGCCCGACTGGATCAGTGTCACAAGCCCTCAAGACCGAAGCGTCAACAAAAACCACATCCACGTTTCGCATATTAACAGGAACGACAACTGGCAACGCCTTCGGAGACCATGAAGAGGTGTCCGTCGCCATCTTCCGATGACCCCATGGCAAAAGGCAAAAGCATGGCACGACGCCAACGTCACGACCGAGTCCTTCGAGGAAGCCCTCGGCTGGCATCTCACGCACGGGCTGGTCTACTCGACGCCGCAAGTATTTCTCTTGGCGCGTCAGGTATACTGGGACGCAGAAGCGGAGGACTTTACCGATGACGGCGAACACAATGCTTGGTTCGTGGAGCTGGCTGCTTCTGCTGGGTGCGCAAACCCTGTGCGGGAGTTTATGCGCGTGGCGTCACGCCCGCAGCAGTGGGCGCTATGGTGTCGGCACAACAGTTTTGAAATCAAGGCCCATGACTGGGCGAAACTAAGCAAGAAAGTGAGGCTATAATTATGGGAGGTGGAGGAGGCAAAAAACAAAAGAAGCCGCAGGTAGAACACCCTGCGCCCTTGGACGTTAAGGCAATCATGCAGGCCGGCAGCGAAGCCGCCGTGAAGCAGATCCAAGAGGAATACCGGCAACTCATCGCCAATTACCCCACGCTGGAAAACCTGTCGTTCGGCACGGTGGACCGCATCCGTGGACTGCTCAACAACCAAGAAACGCAAGACGCGCAGTCCGCCGTGCGCCGCGCCATGGCCTTCAGCCGTGACGAAGACGCCGACCCGACCAGCATCGAGCGACGACTCTACGACGACACCGAGCGCGACTTGGCGCTTGGCCGTTCACTCTCACCGGAGCAGGAGCGCGCAGCACAGCAGTCCGCCCGCGCCGCTTTCGCGGCCAGAGGCTTGGGCACGTCGATGGGTGGCAGCGCCGCCGAGATCCTCAACCGCGACGCCGCCGCCACTCAGCGAGAAGCCGAGCGGAGGGCGGCTGCGTCTCAGGCGAACAACATGATGATGGGCAATGTCATGAGCCGTCGCGGGATGATGGCCGACAACCTCTACGCCGGCGCCGGAAACTTGCTGGCGGTTGATCCGCAGAACCGCGCGCTGGGCATCGGGCTGCAAAGCGCCCAGAACCAGCAGGGCATGATGATGAACCAGATCGGCAGCGCGTTCGCTGGCGCCAACCAAATGGCGGGCAACGCGGCGAGCTTCAACTTCAACGCGCAAGAAAGCCGCAACAATGCCGCGCTGAACAACTGGGCGTCCATGCGCGCGGCGAACATGCAGGCCGGCGCGGCCAACAGCTCGGCGACCATGGGCATGATCGGCAGTGGCGTTGGTGCCGCCGCCGGTCTGGCCGTTATCGGAATCGGCATTTAATGGAGCAACTAGTCAAAGACACGTGCCGCAAGGTGGAGCGGTGGCTGGACGCCAGCGCCAGCCCCGTTGTGCTATGGAGCGGCGGCAAGGACAGCACGGCCATGCTGCACCTCATCCGCCACAAGGTCGGCGCCAAGCTGCCGGTAGTGCAATGGCGCGAGCCGCGCTTTCGGCATCGTTATGCGTTCAGCGACATGCTGGCGCAGGAGTGGGACTTGGAGATGTATGACTACGCGCCGACATCTATTGCCATCACCGATGGCTACGACATTGATACCGGCAAGCCGCGCTTTGACTTCGTGAAGTTCTACGAAATGGCTCCGAGCAAGGTTTTTGCCATCTGCCTCGGCACCGAAGAACCGCAACCGGAGGAGCTGGCCAGCGGACGCTATCTGTGCGGGCTGGAAGCTTTGCGCCGGCCGACCGGGACCTTCAACTTCCCGTGGGACGCCGCCTTCCACGGCCAGAAGTCGGCCGACGTGGATCTCATCAAGGGCCAAGTGCCGCTGGCGCAGGACGCCTTGGTGCAGGCCGGCGTGCCGACACAATACTATCCCATGCGCCACTGGAGCGATGCGGACGTGTGGAACTACCTTGAGGCCGAGGGCGTGCCGAACGACGAGACCCGCTACGAGAAGTCAGACGGCGTGTGGCAGCACCGGAAGGACAAATCGGCGAACTCGGACTACTACCCCGTGTGCTGGCGCTGTATCAACCGCCACCTCGGCGACACGGTCTGGTGCCCGAAGAACTCATGCGAGACGAACAACATCAGCCATCTGGCACCCTACATCGACCTGCAGAGCGAGGCGCAGGGCTTCCGCCCGACATGGAGCGATTCGACTGTCAACGGTGTGGCGCATGCTGCAGTCACAAGTGGAGCTGGCCAGTCCTGCGACGAGACCGATCTGACGCCGCTGGCATTCCGCAATGGATGCTGCGCACCGACTACCCACTGATGAAGACAACGAACAACCGATGCGTGGCGCTGACCGGCAAGGTCGGCTGCGGCGTGTCGTGCTCAATCTACAACCACCGGCCGGCAGCCTGCCGCGCTTTCGTGCCGGGTTCACAACTGTGCGTCGAAGCACGGGCAGCGGCGGGAATCTTGGAGGAATAAAAACTATGTTTGCTTACAACCCAACCGTAAATGATGAGAGCGGAGCGATCCGCGGACAGGGAATTGTCAACTCGGCGCAGATGAATGCGCAGGCGAAGGTCCAACTGGCCAATGATATTGGCGGGGCTTTGGTTAGTTTGGCCGGGGCTTATGGGCAGATGCAGGGCACCAAAGCCAAGGGCAAGAACTTCAAAAAGTTCATGGGCATGGCCGGAGAGACCTTTGGCTTTGACGAGAACCAACTCAGCTCCTTCACCGACATGGATGACTACGATGCCGGCATGATGCTCGACAACTTCGGATCGTGGATGCCCTCCATGGCCAATGCGCAGCTTGGCAAGCAGCGGATGGAGCAGGCGCCTATTGTCCAAACTCAGCGCGACATTACCCGCAACAACATTAACAACGCCAACACCCGCGCCGAAGAGGGTCCGAGTTTTGACGGCACATCGTTGCCTACCTTCGGGAATCGATGAGCCGACGCAGGGCTGAAGAGCGCTTCCCACTAGACCGTCCGCCCGATGGCATGGTGGTGGAGCCGCCGATAACAATGGATGAGGAGATCGCAAGAATGAACCCAAGTGACGTTAGTAGAAACAACGCAATGGCAGAATCGGGAGACGATGTGTTGCCGCCCGTGACCGATGCCGAGGGCAATCCGCTGCCGCTGGACGATTTTAGCCCGCCGACCGACGCCATGGTTGACCCGACGCCGGCCGAGGTTCGTCGCGCCACGATGAGCGTCCCGTCCAAGGGTGTGCATTTTAACTTTGAGCCGTTCCAACAAATCGCGCAGCTCCATGCCGCAGGCCAAACCGACGAGGCGCGCAACATTTACAACTCCCTCGATCCCCAGTCGCGCTACGTCTACGACAATATCAAGAACATGAAGAAGGTGCCGGCGTCCGAGGCCGCAAGGCTGGCTGACGAGTTCCGGCAAAAGCAGGACAGGGTTGCAATGCAGAGGGAAGACCCACTCAAGCAGGCGCAGCTTGCAGATCGTAAGTCGAAAATTGCCGAGCGTGAGGCCGTCCAAAACGACTTCAAAATCCGCCGGCAGGCAACGCTTAAAAATATTGAAGAAGTTCTAAAAGACAAAGACTACGCCAGCTTGGTCGGGCCATTCGACGGAACGGTCGGCGGGATGTACGACGCTGCATTTAATCCCAAGATGCAAGCCAAGCGGGCAAAGCTAGACCGCTTGATTAATATCGATGTCTTGGACATGACCAAATATTTGCGCCCGATTTCGCAAGACGAATTGAAATATTTGCGCACGTTGGTGCCAGGCTCCAGGCAGCATTGGGAAGTATACGAGCAA